TTTATTATGTATGGGATTATATACTAATCCCATACATTTGTCAAGTGTTAATTTATATTATTTTGTGCCTCGTATTCCTTTCTTATTGCAATCTTTTGCTCTCTTGTCATTGTAGTATTTTTCATACCTTTAATCATACTAGCAAGATTGACAGGATTATAAATTGTTAATCCTGTTGAATTACATCTGACAAGTTCTGCCTCATCAATTTCAACACCAAGTTCTTTCATCAACTCAACACCCTCGCTTAAATATCTATAAGCTTTCAATCCTGTTTTCATAGCTTGTTTTTGTTTTTCAATACTATCAATCCATTTTTGGTGGCAAGTGATTACATTTGATTTAGCTTGTTTCAACATTTTAAAAACTTCAAACTCTTGTCTAGTACAAGCAATAGTTCTTGAACGACAATGTGAAGTTCCAATAATGTCTAAATAAAATTGACTATCAAAATCTTTTGCAATTCCAACATTGTCATCATTATCAGAATTATATCTTGAATAACCACTATATCCAAGTGCCTTATTATTTGCGTCAATGTGTTTAGTCTTATGTGGGTTTTCATCTTTGCCATTTTGTTGTGCAAGAATATCTGGATTACATTCTTTTGCTTTTAGTTCTTCTCTTTTATAAGCATAAGCAAATTGTTTTCCTGTTTCATCACTATATTCACTATTGCCACAACTACCAAATAAACCAAAATCAAAATGTTCAGATACATTTCTATTATCTTCATCTTCATCTTCAGTTAGTTTGTCTCTTGCATAAGAAAAATAAAAGCATTTATCTTTTGCTACAACATCAAGAGGACTTCCATATTTTTTCTTTAGAGTTTTACAAGTCGCAACATCTTCACTCGGATATGCTCTTGCTACAACTTCTTTTGCAAGTTCAAAAGCTTTTGGATAAATGTTATCCACTTCTTCTCTTGCTTGAAGAAATCCTTGTTGTTCTTGTGTTGTTTCTGTTTCTGCGTGTTCAACATACCTATTTAAAATCTTATTTCTAAATTCAGTATTCATTCTTATTTTTTGCATAGTTTCCTTTCTTTGTTAATGTGTGGGATTATATATTAATCCCACACACTTGTCAATATTAAAATGGCAAATCACTTCCATTTGTTTTTACTTCATCTGTTAATACTAAAGGTTTCTCTTGTCCTAAAAGTAAATCCACCTCTTGAAGATAGTATGTTTTTTCTTCTTGATCGTTTAATTGTTCATAAGCAATTAACATTTTTGTTGCCTCGTTTAAGTTATATGCTCTATCTTTCATAATTGAGAATCTTGGTTGTTTATTAAAATTCCATTGTGCTTTTTCTATTATGAAGTATGTTTTTGTGTTTTCCATTTTTGCCTTTCTGTTGGTTATGTATGGGATTATATACTATTATAATCCCTTTGTCAAGTGTTATTTTTTAATATCTTACAGACCAAGATAAAGACGCATTTCTAAAATTATCTGCCTCAATATCCCAATATGTAAAATGTGTTTTTCCTTTCTTGTCCTCATATATTCTGCAACCCTCAACCCATTTACCCAATCTAGTAATATGCTTTTGATGTTTTTCTGCATAATAAGTTATCTTGAATTGTTTATCAGTTATCATTATATATCCTTTCTGTTTATTATGTATGGGATTATACACTATTCTTATTTTAAAGTCAAGTAAAAAAAAATAATTTATTTTAAATAAAGTTCTTGACTTATGGGATTATATAGTATATAGTAGTTTTCATAGCCTCATTTGTATATTTATCGCTATTCAAAACTATAAATATTCTGGGGACTTGCACCTACAAAAGCAAGTAGGATTAGACTAGAATGGTGTTACTTGTTTAGATACACCGCTAGTCCTGATCCCTGATCCGTAGGATTACAGGCACTCTCGATATGCAGAAGCTGTAATTGAGAAGAGAGTGTTGCGCGCTACGGATCTGGGATCAGTAACAGAAAGGATAAAATGAAAAAGAAAAAATACTATGGATTGCAGGTACACACGCTCACGTTTTTAAAAGTTGATGAAAGCGGAGAAAGTGTTGATGGCAAACAGTATGAATACACTGGAGACCACAGCGGCTTCTGTGATGGTATTGAAGATGAATACCTGGAAGAAATTTAAGAATGATGACCAACTAGGCGTACATATTTTGCCTCTGGCAATTTCACTGGACGTTAGCTGTGACCTGAAAGGGTAGCGACGATGTTGGACAACTGTGGGTTGAGTTACCTGATCAGTAAACCCACAGTTGATATATGATAAAAGCACCAAGCAGCGCGAAGCGTCAAGCGTCGGGCCAGTTTAGAATGATTCTAAAGTAGAATTTATTTTAAGCGTTAAGCATTAAGCCCTTGACAGCTGGTACATATGGGATTATATAAGAGTATAACAGAAAGGATTATATGAAAGTAAAAGAAGCAGCAGCAATAACTGGATCGATGACTCGAACCTCTAAGATGCCTGGCCTATCTTACAGCCTGCCAGCATGGGAATGCAAGACAGGATCTAAACTTAGAAAAATTAAAAATTCAGTTTGTTCTATGTGTTACGCTCTGAAGGGTAACTACACAAGATACAAAGCAATTAAAGCCGCGCAATATGTGAGACTGGCCAGCCTGAATAGTGAGCTGTGGACCGCTGCAATTGTAACACAAATTAAAAGACAGAAGTATTTCAGATGGCATGATGCCGGCGACGTGCAGGACGTGCAGCACCTGAACAAAATTTATGAAGTGTGCCGGCTAACGCCAGGCACCAAGCACTGGATGCCAACCCGTGAAGCGTGGATTAAGGACCACCTGGACAGCAAGCCAGACAATCTTGTTATTAGGTTTTCACCTCCAATGATTGGACAAGAGAATACAACCTGGCCCAACTCTTCGATGGTAGTATTGAAGGACGCGAGCTGTCCCGCACCGTCTCAGGGTGGCAAGTGTGGCGACTGTCGACAATGCTGGGATCCTGCTGTAAAGGTGGTTAGTTATGGCAAGCACTAGAAAAATTAAACGCGGCGACTTGTTGCCGTGGTTCCTGGAGGACCACGCGACGCTGCCGCAATGGTACCTGGACGACTGTCAAGAATTTTTTGATTGGATGAAACGTGAGCACCAAGCCAGGAAGAAATTAAATTGATATGTGGAGACATCCAAAGTATTATAAAGAATTACGCAAGCGTAATAAATCGGATCAGGCTATTAGCTTAAGAACTCGCGACGGTGAGTGCGAGCGTACGCCTGATTCGGGCCTTAAGCAACAAGCCATAGATGAAACAGTTCCACATTGTGATATAGAAGAAGCGTCAAGCATCAAGCCTAAGCGTCAAGCGTCGAGCAAAGCTTCAAGCATCAAGCCAACGGAGCGTCAAGCATCAAGCGATTGATGTGATGCCAGTCATTAAGCGCCAAGCATGGCGTCTCGCGGACATCGGTCAGGAGACCGAGGATCGATGTACTCCCATAAAGTTTTATGGAACGAGGAGAGCCCTTAGGGGCTTGTTCAACCAAGATGAAATTACGTTTTGTATGTGTTGTGTGAAAGAGAATTTGATGTGGACTAAACTTAACTTTTGTAGTGTTTGTAACTTTAAGCTCAACAGTAAAAAATCCGCATGAATCATTGTAACCAAGTAAATCTGGTATGCCTGGAACAGCCCAAGATTCTATCCTAGACCACCTAATTTCTGGGGTGTTTTTCTTTAAAAGTTTCCAAAGTTTTGTCTCCGGATTCATCGTACTGTGCCTTATAAATTTGTCTCATAACTGTGGTGAAAGGATTAAGATCATAGTCCTTCACACAGCCAGATAATAGTATTAATATTATGATATATCTCACATTTGACTTGTACGCTAGCTTACGTTATAAGTCAAATCTTATGGGAGTTCCAAGACAATTAACTGAAAGACAGATGAAATTTGCAGAATTGCTTATTTACAATGAGGGACGTATGTCTCCAGCGGAATGTGCATTACAAGCAGGTTATAAGACTAGACCTAGACAAGCAGCTAGTGAGTTAAGAAATCCTAAAATATCTCCATTAGTAGTTAAATACATTGGTGAGCTTCGAACAGAAGTTCAAGAGAAGCATGGTATTACCTTTGAAAGACATTTAGGTGAGCTGGCTAAACTAAGAGATGAAGCGACAGCAAAGGGAGCGTGGTCCGCAGCCATCAATGCAGAAGTTGCACGTGGAAAAGCTGGTGGATTATATGTAGATCAGAAAATGATTATGACAGGTAATTTAGATAATCTCAGTATTGATGATTTGAAAGATAGAATGAAAAAAATTGTAGATGATCACAACATCTTGATTAATGATAAATCAAAAACCATAACAATAGAACACTCAGAATCACTTGAGAAATTAAAACCCTCAGGAAAATCGAATTAAACTTTTTTCTTTGAAACAGTGTATGGTGCTTTAATACCATCCGGATTGGGTCCTCTCAATGGTGGAATCTGATCCCATTTAACATGGGGCATGTTCTTTGTCAGTGTAGGATTTCTTTCGGCTTTGTTTCTCAATGATTGCTTGTAGCTTTCATTAAGATCAAATTGTTCTTGTTCTATTTTATTTTTCACTTAAATTAGAATTGCGCCAACAATAAGGCCTGCCACAAAACAGACAATTTCTCTTCTGTTGTGTAATTGCCAGATCATAAACTTATCTTTGTAGTAGTCTATCATTTTCATAGTTTTATTTCCTTTTTTGAACTTTTCGCATATCTCTTACTTCTGTTCTAAGGGCTTTACGTCTTTTACCAGCACCCTTCTTTACAAAATCTTTATGAGCTTGCGTAATGCCATGTTTTTTTTCAAAGCTTTTTGTTCTGTGAGCTTTAGCTTTGCCGGCTCCTATTTTTTTCCTCATAGTTTTATTTTCTCCATTTTAATTATACACCCTTTAGGAAATACATTCCTATCAGAGAATAATTCATCATTCTCTTCATAACTTGCAAACGTTCTAACATTTTTCTTATCTTTAATCAATAAGTATGCATGGGTTACCATCACTGATGGCATGAAGCCCATTGCAGTATGTAAGTCTGCGTGCCCGGCGTCACCTGTGATATCCAACCATGTTATTTTGTAGAAATAATATTTTTTCTTTTTAATAACAACATGTTTATATTTGGATTTTTTAAGTCTTTTCATAATTTCTTTTACTATAAGAGAAATTTTTAGGCAAATTTGTTTTTACTAAAACCAAAAATTCCCTCGCGCGCAGGATACATTGTAAATAAACAGCCAATACCAACACTTATTTGCATCTACCGCCCTCTACCGCCTAAAAAAGCTATCGCGGTAGACCTATTATTCAACATTACCAACACTTCTAGTTGATTTTGACCACTCTACCGCCTCTACCGCCATATATTTCTTATCACTGAAAAAAAAAATTACCCTAGAATTTCTCTTATAGCGCGGTAGGTGGTTAGACGTCATCTGTCTTACTTCCAGAATGTACGGTAGTTCCCCATTTAATAATGTTATTAAGGCCCCGACCTTCTAATTTTAAAGTAGCGTGGGGTTTCCAAGCTTTTCTTATTAAGTTAAGCTCTAATATTAAATTAGACCATTGTTTAGCAGTTATGTTATTACTTGTTATCGTTACTTTTTTCATGTTCTTCTATGACTTTCTTTATTTTATGTAGAGTCATTTCTAAATCTAAGACTTGATGTTGCAATTTTTTCTTTTCAGATTGCAGTATTCTATCTTTGTTTTCATCAATTCTAAAAAAATGTTCTTCTTTTAGTTCCGCCATGTTTTTCCTTTCTTTGTTGTGGTGCCGCGCAGTCTCCCGCTTGGCACCGTTGGTACCGTTATCCCTTGGGATTCATTAACTTTGTTTAAATGTTGGTGCTCTAAACCTTTTAATAGATTCTGTTTTAAAAACTAATCTAACTGGTTCACTAGCTTTTATTACTTTACTATCTTGCACTTCCATTTTTCTAATTTCTTCTAAATGTCCATCTTGTGTTTCTATATAAACATGAGCATCTGATACTCCTGTTCCTTTAGTTCCTCTGGTAAATTTCTCAAGATACTGTTGTAGATCTCTTACACGCATGCTCATTTAACGTTCTCCTTTTGTTTTTCTATTGTGTTTGCATATTGTTTAACTAATGCATACCATTTATCCGTCCAGATTTGTTTCATACCTGGATGCTCTGCTTTCATTGCAGCATTTGCTAAATCATTCAGTCTTTTCATTATTTGTGTCAGTTCTTTACTTCTGCCCATAATATTTACTCACCCTTCCTAACCATTTATATTTATATTGTCTGTACTCTTCTCCTTCTATTACAAATTCTTGATAATAATTATCTGGAGTACACATCATGATAACTGCTTTATCAATTTGTGTCTTATGCATATAGTCATGTGCCATACCATAAGCTGCTAATTGTAAACAATAGTCTTCAACCCATTCTCTTTTTTTAGGTTTATTACTTTGTTTAAAATCTATGATAGCCATTTTATTATTATGAAGACCAATCATATCTGTTGCTCCTGCATATAGACCTGGATAATATAAAGTAGATTCCAAGCCGTAATATTCTGTAACATTACACAAGCCATCAGCTATAACTTTCATAGCCATGTTATGTGCTTCTTTACCAACATTAGTTAAATCAAGATAGCCATCGCCTTTAATATATTCTTCTAATATTTTATGCATCGCCGTTCCGCGAGCCGCACTCTCATCCACGATCCGCGTTGCCTCAGCCTCGCCTTTCAACTCACGCCACTTTCGAAGTCCTTCGGTCTTCTCGGCCGTTTGAGTCTTAGATAAGATAGTCGTAACAGACGGTAACTTTTCTTTATCATTAATATCATAATGACGTTTACCGTCTATCGAGACGCGGATAGTTTTAGGATAGATATATTTATTGTTGTGCTTCAAATATCTCTCCTTGATTATCACACCTATTACAATCGGCTATAATTTCTTCTCTACCTTCTTCTACAAGAATACGAACATAACCGTTGCCCTTACATTGTGAACAAATTGTTTTATTCACTTTTGCCGTTCTTGTATCCATGTTTCTTCCCTTCTTTCTTAGCTAGACTTTCAATTGTTTTACTTACAGTTAAATCAGCGTCTGTAATTTTACCATCGCCTAGAAACTTTAATACTTTATAAGTCGTTATCGAAACCGATACTGACTTAAATTTAGCTGGATCAGCCATTGTTTACTTCCTTTCTTTTATTATTATATCTTCTCATATATGGGAATGTATAATAATAAAACAAGGCTTGTCAAGGATATTATTTTAGTATATTATTGGCTTCTCTTCTCACACCTTTTGTTTGCCGTGGGTATCATACCCGCGGCAGGCAAGTTTTAAGTCTGTTTACCTTTTTCTAATATTATAAATTCTTTACAATCAAACTTTATATAAATGTTATGTTTATTGACCTCTTCAACCCCTATTTCTATGGTCTTTTCCATGGCTTTTTTGTAGCCATCCACCATACAAGAGTAGATATCAGGATAACTTTCGGTAAAAGTATGAGGAGGAAGGCACGTGTTAGCCATTCCCGAACACATTACAACTGTAAGTAGTATTTTCATTATCTGCCTTGGCGATTGTATTTTTTAAAACTTCTTTTTTCGCCTTTTGATAAATTTTTTTTATGACGTCTCGGTCTTTTTGGAGGCTTATCTCTTGGAGTAAAGTTAGTAAATTTAATCTTTGCCATTTGGTCTTAGATCCATGTGTTTATCAAGTCTAATATACTTAATAACTCCATTAACTTTTTGCTCTAGATCTTCACCACAACTTATACATCTGAAAAATGTATTGTCTATGCCTACTAACAATGTATTTAAATTACACGCACCACAAATACCCGTCACGACTTCCGTTTCGAATTTAACTTTCGGTGTTTTGAATTTTTTTCCTGTCATAGGCTTTCTTATTTCTTACCACACGCTGTTGATAACGTCCATCACTTAATTGCTGTGCGACTCTGTTTCTAGGTCTATTTTTTTTAAGGAAAAATGCGTATGATTTTTTATTCAAGAATTAACGAGAGAATTTTCTTCTCTCCCATGTACACTTCGATGTTAGCCTTAGATTTTATGCATTTATAGACTACTCTATCTTTAGCGCTTTTGTCCTTCATGGCATAACGCTTGGCTTTTAAACAATTTTGTAAGCTGTCGTGATAACGATGCTCAATAATTTTATGATCTTGCAGAAGTAACAATGCAAATACAATTTCTACCATTTTAACAATTCCACTTTCTTAATGATTTAGATAATCTATCTTGACCTGTGTTGTTGCTAGACTTCTGTCTCTTACGCATCCCTTTCATACGCGCGCAGAATGACTTACGTCTTTTAGCAGCTTTAGATCCTTTTTTTAATTTAGAGGGTTTAGTTGTAACAGCTGTTTTAAGTTTGGATCCTGGGTTAGCAGCTCTGTAAGAGGCAACACCTTTTTTATTTAATCCACCAGATTCTGACTTACCTTCTTTACGTTGCCACGCAGGTGTCTTACCACCTTTGGCCATGTAAGCTCGGCCATATCCTCTTAAAGCTATTCCCGGCATTATTTTTTAGCTGTCTTCGCAGATTGTTTTAATGCCTTGTCTGTAACAGATCCTTTACCTGGTTTGCTAGTGCCTCTTTTTTTGGCTCGGTTCATATAATAATACAAACCTTTCTTAGCAACGCCACCATCTTTAGTTCTATGATATCCTTTTTTAACTTTACCACCTTTTTTGTATCCCTGTCTTAAGATAGGACTTTTTCCTTTGATTGATATATCACCCATTAGTGTGCTCCGTTTCCGTTTCTAATTAATTTTTCAACGTCTTTATTAAGCTTTTTAACTTGTTCCTGTAAAAAATCAATATTGATTTTATTATTTCTCATACTTTTTATTTCTTCCTCCACCTCTTCTAATAAACCTGCGATATGTTCCACAAGCATGAAGAGCTCGGCCTCCCCGGAAGATTGACCTAATTCTCCCCGCGGGTATTTGATTCTAAACTCAGTATTATGTTGTAAATCTTTTTCAAACAATTCTAATTTTGTGCTGTGCTGGTTGAGCTTCTCATTAATTCCAAAATAAGCCCAGGTGCCAATTGCGACCATCATTATCAAACTGGCAACCGTCTTCATCGGCATCTGCACGGCTGCTTCTTCAGAAATTTTTAATGGTTTATTTGCCATTTTTCTTTTTCTTTTTACATTTACAACGAGGTGCAAAAAATAAATTATCTATCCATGCACTACATCTATCTAGCATGTCACAAAATTTTAATATGTATTTATCAATCATCTTTTGGTTTTGGCTTTGGTAGTATATACCCTTTTGGAGGCATTTTCAATTTGCTTTTTCCTGAGTTTATGAACTTATCTCCCATTAAATTAACATTAGGGTTCTCTTTTTTATACTCATCTTTCATGTCATCCCAAAGACTTTTAGAGTCGGATGGTCTAGTGTTATCTCTTGCAGGAGTTACACCTCTACATTTTGATACAAGTAAAGCAAAGTTTTCATTCAATGCTAAACTTGGATTACTATTGACCCTACCACACATCTTCATTAGTTCTAATTGTTGTTTGATTGCTACGTTTTCTTTGGAAGTTTTACAGTCTGTACCTAAATATTTTCTAAATGTAATACTAAAATTTTGTGAGTCATTATCATAATCACTTGAGTTATATGTATGATAATCTTGTGTATTATTTCTATCTTCAACTCTAAATTCCATTTCACCACATCGTACACCATACTCGTTAAGATATTCGTTTCTAGGATATGCAGGGCCCGCACAAAGAGCAAGAAAAGTCATTGCTAAGATTAGTATTCCTGTAAAATAATAATTCATCCTGGCTATCTCCATGGGTCATTACCTATTTAAATCTTTAATATCATAGTCATGTTCTCGGACTTGATCTGCTAATTGTCTATATAAATTTTCTGCCATCTGCCACGTAGATTCTGCAGAAGTTAATCTTGTGTTTTGATCTGTAATCTTATCTTCAGCAACTTTTAAATCTCTTTGTAAACTTATAATTTCTTGCTGATTTGAATTAATTGTATCTGTAAGATTAACTATATAACGAACGCCAGTAAATGTACCGACTAGCACTGAAGCTACTACAGGGACCATGACTATATTTTTCTTTAATAGATCTGCTAAATTCATTTACATTCCTCATTTTATCTCTCCCCAATTGGCACCATGTTCATAATCTACTTTGTTTGGAACTTTAAGTTCTACAGCTGATTCCATAATCTCTATAATTTTTTCAGCTTGGGCATCAGATTCAATAGAAATATCTACTTCATCATGAATTTGTATGTGAGGTATTATACCATTTTCATATAAAGCTACCATACTTTTTTTTGTCATATCCGCCGCGCTACCTTGAATTAATTTATTTAAAGCTTTGTAAGTAAATGCACGCTTTAATGGTTCATCATATTCTTTTCTAGCTTGTTCTAGAGGTAATGGTTTAAACACACCAAATTGTACTGGCTGCCATAAATCAAAATGACAGGCACGACCTCCTAAAGTTCTAATCTTACCTCTGTCTTCTGCTTTCCTTGTAACATTATCCATTAGTTGTTTTACAAAAGGAGCTTTTCTATGATACTGAGCAATTAATTTTCCTGCTGAGTCTTTCATTAAACCTAATTCAGCCATCAATTTATTTTTACCCATTCCATACATAAGTCCTAAATTAATAGTCTTAGCTTGCTTCCGTTCTATCCCTGCCATGTCGGCCACGACCTGGTGGAAATCGGCGTCTCCGGTCTTGTATGCGTCTACAATTTCATCAACTCCATCTAAATTTTGGAGTTTTGCGTAATGTACTAAAATTCTTGGCTCTTGTTGTGAGTAGTCAAATGATCCCCACGTAGTATTTTCTTCTGGAATAAAAATAGATCTAATCATCGGTCCGAGCTCCGGGTGCCTCGCTGGAATCTGCTGTAAGTTTGGATTGCTCATAGAGAATCTTCCGGTTACTGTTCCACCTTGATCTGATCTAATTTGATTTATGTCTGCATGTATTCTTCCATTGTGTGCATGCTTTGTAATTGAATCTATAAAAGTTGTATGCGCTTTGTTAATCTCTCTTGCATCAGCAATTGATCTCGCTAACTCATGCGGATGGTTTTGTAAAAAGTTTTTTGTAAAGCTAGGCTCATTACTTTTTTCAGTTCTATCATACGGAAGTTTTAATTTGTCGAAAGCTTTTGCAATACTTCGAGCTGCATGAATTTCAACATCAATTCCTGTTAAACTCTTGATTTTATTAATAATTTTAGACTCTCGTTCCATAAGATTTTTTTTCAAATTGTCCGCATGTTCAAGATCAACTCTTACACCTTTGAATCTCATGTCAACTAAACAAGGAAATAATTTTGTCTCTAATGTAAAGACATCCATTAATTCTTGATTATATAATTCTGTACTTAATCTTTGCCAAAGTTTTAATGTAGCTTCAGCATCACGTTCCGCATACTCACCTACATACATTGCAGGAAGTTTATGCATTTCTGATTTAGGATTTACTGAATAACTTTTAGCTGCTTCATTTAATAAAGATTCGTTCTTACCTAAACCTACATAATATTTTGATAAAATATCTAATCTATAAGATAATCTATTTTCATCTATCAATGAGGCTGCAATCATTGTATCAACAATCTTACCTCTAATTTTTATACCAGCCTGTCTTAACCAGCAGACGTCATACATTGCATTGTGAAATATAAAAGTAGTTTTCTCTTGATTAACTAGGTCCTGAACCCACTCTAAAACGAGTTTTTTGTCCATATTTCCACCACCCTCGTGTCCTATAGGATAATAGCCAGACCAGCCCTCTACGGCCACCGCAACGCCAGCAATGTGCCCTTTTCCAGTGACATTACCAGAGCCTAGAGTAGTTAAATCAGGATCATAGGTCTCTAAATCAATCGCCACTTCTTTAGCGCCTGATAAATCTTTTAATTCATGTGGAGCTACCCATTCAGTTTCCGGTGCAAATAGCGGAATCTGGGTCCTCCTCATGAGTAATCCCTTTCAAGTATCATTTCTAAATAATGAATTGCCTTCTTCACATCTTCCTCTTTTCCTTTTATCGCATGACGACAAATGTACTTTATAGCATTTCCCTCAGCAAACAAGAGTTTATTTTCATTTATAAACTCAGCAGGCTGAATGGCCATATTACGGTAGTGTTTCCCACCTACCTGTTCTTCTAAGGATTTATAAGTTGTTCCTTTAAACATATCTTTATTTGTCATATTATATAAGCTCGATCAAAATTCTTAGGATCTAACACATGCAATTCACGCTTCGCTCTCGTCGCACCAGTATAAAATAATCTATGTAATTCATCTGGATCATGACTAAAAGTTTCAATCGCGGCACCTGTTAAGTCCTGCATAAGTAATACTTGATCAGCTTCTCCTCCTTTCGCTCCGTGTATTGTTGACATTTTTATACGAGGATTTTTATTAATTTGCTCACCATTCGCCCTCATATTTCGAATGTAAGTTTCTGTCATTGGATCTAGTCCTTCAAATGCTTGATACCAAACATTATCAGTAATTAAACCATGATCCGCTCTACAATCTCTCATCAAATATTTTGTATCTGAATGTAAAGTTTTACCTTTTTGAAACCCAGGTAAAACATTGGATCCCAAATACTCATATATATTTTTAATTTCTAAATGATTTAATTGTGCATCTTTACGCCACGCTTCCCAATTATTTAAAGCTAATAATAATTTTAAAGGTACCGAATTTATACCTTTATATTGAAAGTACCATCCTTGAATCTCACACAAATCTTTTGCGTCTTCTAAAAAATAGTTGGCTGAAGATAAAACTAACCATTCACCTTTACTCATATCTACCTGAGTAATATCAGAATATCTTTTTAGGATTCCTATCTCTTCTCGAGGTTTATAATCTTTGTCAAATCTATTTTGTACCTTACCTATAATTTTTTGTGATAGCTCATGTATAGGTCCACCAGGAATTCTATAAGATTGATCTAAGGTTTGAATGTCATCCACTTCTTCTTTTAAAGCTATAAAATGATCTACATCTGCACCAGCCCATTTAAAAATAGCTTGGTCATCATCACCTGCAATATAAGTTTTGCCTGCGCGACTCCATATTTTTCTTACCATATCCCATTGTAGTAATGATAAGTCTTGAGCTTCATCTATAAATAAAACTTCAAACTTGTTTAAAGTTTCTTTATTTAAAAAGTCTTCTAATAAATCTGTAAAATCTCTTAGTCCTTTTTCTTTTTTAAATCGTTTCAATTCTTCTGCTAATAAAAATAATGTTCCTCTTTCTATATCTAAAATATTTTGTCTTGAATCATAATACTCTAACAAGTCCATACGTTTAACTCTAGCTGTATTAATAATGGTTAAGTACTCATTGTCTGAATTAAATGTACCATCTTCTGTAGAATACTTTGCAGTCTTAATTGGTATGCCACATTTCTGTCCAAATTCTTTATAGTCTTCTTGCTTCATCATTTTTTCTTTAGTCATCCCTAATTGATTAAATGCGTAAGAGTGTAAAGTTCTAAAAAATGGAAGATCGTTTTCTATATCTAAATTAAATTTTTCAGCAGCACGTGTGGCTGCTTCTGTTGCAGCTTTCTTTGTAAAAGAAAAGTAACCTATTTGTCTAGGCCTTATCCCATCTTTTAGAAATTGATCTACTAAGTTTAACAACGTTGTTGTCTTTCCTGTCCCTGGGGGTCCTAGTATTATTGTTTTCATACTTTTTTAGTTTCCTTTCCGCTATCTCTAGCTGTATCTGTGTTAATTCTAACTCTTCTGTTAGTTCTTGTATCATTAATCTAAATCTTAAATGCCAATTGACGCCTACGTCTTTAGAATATTTCATTAAAAGTTTTCTTGTTGATAAGGTTCTTTAGAAGTAGATGCTTCTATTTTTTTCATTGTCTTAATTTTAATCAATCTTGGTGTCTGTTTTTTAATTGTCATTCTCACTTCCTCTACAAATATATCTTCTAATCTTTTAATTAAATTTCCAGTTTTAATTTTATCCATGTCCCAGTTATTCTTTTTTAAGAAACTGTAAAAATCTTCCATTCTAAAATATGTAAACTCTCCATCATTAAAAGGTAATTTATTAAATATATCATCCCATGTTCGTGCTGATTGTCTATTAGTTGTCCAATCTTGCAAGAGTCCTGTTACTTCATTAATAGGATCTAAAGATTCTAATGGCTCTACTTCTTGTAAGTTAGTCATCATTGGTTTTAAAAAATGTTGTTTCCAATCTTTAGGTTTAGGTACGGGTACAATTTTATTTGCTTGATCTAAACAAGCTAATGCAAACATACCTGGATTGTAAAGTTGCTCTGATTTTAATTCGATTCTTTTTTTATCTACATCTAAAAACCATTGAGGAGGATTAGAAGTGTATTTAGTTAAACTTCCAAGAACTGGCATTTCTTCTTCGCCGAATCCTACACCAAATCTTTTTGTTCTGCATAATCCTGATTGACATACAGAATTAATAGGTGCATCCTTACATCTATATTTATCATAACCCTTTCTGTTAACAGATTTTATTAACTGTTGAACTTCATTGTTACTTAATGGTGGGTCCATGAACTTCATATTTGCTTTTACAATTTCATCTTCCCATGTGTCTGGTCTAGATTGTTTATAATAAACAGCTACATTAAATAATGCATTGTTTCTCGAACCTTCACCAAAACCTATCACTGCTAATTTATTTAAGCAGGGCGGTCCCAAGGGGAAGGATTCTTCTTTCTTTCTCTCTGCAACTCGAATTCCTTCAACATCTCCTTTGGTGCAACTATACTTATCATACGCAGTATAAAACTGCTCAAGTGTAAGAGCATCACCGTTATCATGAATCGCATATCTTAGTCCTTTCGTTTTATTGTAGTAGGGTAAATTTAAAAAGTTACCAGTGTCCCCACGTTCCACTAATATCTCTGTTTGTTTTGGAAATATTTCTGATCCTTCATAACCAAGTATGATGGACATGTCTTTTAATTTTGATTGCATCAAAGATGCTGGAATGTTTTCTTTTGTAAATAAAAATACGTGTGCGCCGCCTGATTTACTACGGCAAACTATTAAGGGGAGTTTATGATCCCTAATACTTTTAATGAGGCCAGTGTGATTAAAGTTATATTCGTCAATATCAATACAGCCCCACCTACAATCATTAGTATCTGTGATAGGGATAATTCCCAGGGCTGGACCTTTTCCTTCAAGATGATTGGTCCAAAGTTCGTCGGTGACTGTTTTTCGAACAATAAAGGCTTTACCTTGTTGTTTACCATTTTCTCCTCTGTCACCGGGCTGATATTGTCCATATGCTATTGTTAATCCACTAAAAATTTGTTTGAACTTGTCCATATATTACATTCTCATTTCTTTGTAAAGGGGCCATTGCTGGCCCCTTAAAATAAATTTAGTACGGAGTACTATCTTTACTTTTCTCTTCCACATCTGCTTTTGTTTGCACGTTTCCTTTTGAGACACTCTTATTAAAATCTTTTGCACTTAAGTACAAAGATTTATCTTCCTGTCCCATTATTCTGTCTTGTGTAACAGACCATCCATACCAAGAACCTTTATCGTTCTTTTGTAATACAGATGCTAAGTTATACACAACCCCATGCATAGGAGGGATGGCAAAACCACCTTTTCCATCAGGTATTTGTATGGTTTTCATCATAGAATTCCATTTTTTACTGACGTT